GTGAGCCATTTAAGACCTACTTAGCTTTATTTTCTTTAGGTGCTTTAGCTTTTGTTTCAGCTTTTAAGCCGTACTCTTTTGCTTGTAAATCAGAAATTTCATCACCTGCACGAGCAACTAATGAAACACTTTGACCTGCAAACTCTTTAGGATGTCCGTCACTAAGTACGAACTTTCCGTCTTTCATATATAAATCTTTTTTTAATTTCATAACTTTTCCTTTGTTTGTTCCGTCCCCACCGAATGATGAGGACGAAAACAAAACCATAACTACTACTCTTAGAAGTTAGTAATTGAACAGAAAGCTGTTGCTCTGTAGATAGGAAAACCTAATCTTAGAGATGCTTTCATCATCACTTTGTCTTTAGTAAAGAAGTCGTCATGACTATCAGACATAGCTACTTCCATACCACTTCTAGACACAATGTGAACAGATTGTCCACCGCCGAAGTTTCCAACTAATGCTGTACCAGCACTAATTGCAGTTGTAGGAACGACAGGAACACCCCAAATACTTGCTTGAGGGGATCCATTCATCATACCTGCACCAACAAACAATGGTTGCAATGCACCAGATGTTGTTACTGCGTTTACTTCAGTCACAATGTCATACCAATCACTTGGGTGCATGACAATTGCGTCTGGTTCGACAAATGCGTCTTTTCTAATTTCAGTAATAGCTTGATAAATTTGCCCAATTCTTTTTAGGTTTCCAGCAAATGAGGAATAATCAAAAGTGTTAATTCCAGATTTGTTTAAGATACCTCTAATGTTTGGAGCTGTACCATTACCATTTAAGAGTTCGCTATCCAATCTAAGTTGGAGCATAGTCCTTAATCTACTATCTAAATATCCTTGAACTGCGGACACATCAGCAAGTAACTCTTCAGTCACAGGAATTGAAACACCAAATTTTCTGATGTTTTCAGTTTGCTCTGTGAATGCTAAAGCAGACTCTCCGAAAGCGTTGCCTTCAGCGACTTCTGCAGCGTTATTTGTAAATGTGGTTTCCTCTAAATACTTGTATTGATATTGGTCAGTTTGAATAACGTCAAATAAGTCAATAACTGTATTTGGATTTCTTAAAGCAGTTGGAACGATCAAATCATCTCTAATAACTGAAGGTGGGTAACCTGTTTCTGTTAAAAGAGTTTTGGTTTGTAGTAATGGGTTGTAATCAACTTTTGATGTAATATTCTTTGCACCATTGTTGATGAACTTCTGAAATGCTTCAGTTTCCATTAATTTTTGTCCAAGAGTTTTTGCAGGTGCTTTAGGAGCGTCATCATGTATTGCTACATTTTGCACTTCTGCACCAGCTTTAACTTCACCTTGTAGGTTTGCAACTTGTGAGTTGTACTTTTCCTCTGTTCTTATTTCAGATGCGAGTTTTTCCATATCCTCATTTTGTTGTTCCCATGCTGTTTTTTGTTCAACAGTCATATCAGCAAAGTTATGCTCTTTTGCCTCGTTCAATGCTTTTTCTCTTAGTTCTTGGAGTTGTGCTTTTTTAGCGTCTAAATTCGCCATTTTTAGTTTCCTCCTATGACACCAAGAGTGTCATTTAATATAGCAAATCGGTTAGCGATTAATTCGTTGTACTCATCAACATTAATGCGTTCTTTTTTGTCCTCTGGTAAAGCTATTGCAAATATATCTGCAAGTTCACCATAAGCCTTTTCCAAGTCGAGTTGTAATTCAACAAGTAAATCACTACTTTCTTTGCTAAGTTGTTTTTCTTTTTCTAATCGTAAAGACGTAAGGTCTTTAGTACGATCAATTAACGCTACTAAACTGGTACGCAGTTCTGTAACTTCATCAGCAAAGGTTTTACCCTCTACCAAACTTTGTTCAATGTCTTTTCCATTTTCAGTATTGTCAATATCAATATCTGTATCATTATTGGATAAGTCATCTTTACTAAATTCTTTAACACCAATTGTGTATGTGTTTTGATTTGCTCCCACCAATACTGGCGAAACTTCCCAAACTTTAACATCATTTAAAAATCTCACTTCCTGTTCCAATTCTCCGTCTTTACTTTGGAACATACCTTTTTCACTATCAACAACTTCGTAACCAAAACTCCATTGTTGTAAATCGCCCATAGCTTTTACCACGTTGTATGCGTCACGTCCTCTTTCTGTGTCCATAATAAATTGACCTTTAAAAACTGCTTTATTGTTATCTTGTACTATTTCACCTCTGCCGATAACATCTTTCCAATCATGACCCCATACCATTGCAACGCCTTTGTCACCATAACCACTTTTAATTGAGTTAGGACGAACAACGTCACCGTCACTATCAATTTCATTAAATACAGAAAATACTGCCTCTACTTTGCCCTCAACATCATCAGTAAGTATTGAGTGAACGCTTTTTATCTCTTTCATATACTCCTACGCCTTTTTCTATGATAAATCAAACTACAACGACAGTTTACCACTAAGTTTGGTGTCGCACCATATTTAGTGTCTGCTGGATAATCCATTTTATAACCAGCAACATTAAACTGCTTTGTAAATTGTACTCGTTTTCCGTCTATGCGTCTATGTGGGTCACGAACTAATCCGTCACGTCTAGTTATCCATTCTTTTTCTACATCAAGTTTTGATTTCTTTACTGCTTGTTCCATACCATGTTGACTTATTGCAAGGCCTTCTGTTCGTGCAATTGTCAATGCTCTGTTTAATCGTCTTTTACCTAACACGTCTGATATTTCATTAGCAACATAATCATTGAATGCTGTTCCTGTTAAACCTAACTCTTGTGCTTGTTGTACACCACGTCTTAAAGCAACGTTTAATCTTTTCTTTGTTGTATTAGCTAACTCTGGTAATACAGTATCTAAGCGATCGCTTACAAATTTAATACTTTCACTATTACGCACTAAAGGTTGCATTGGTATTAATGCGTTTGATGTTCGTATAGGTAAAAATCCATTTGCTATTATTTGTTGTCTTGGTTTTAATCGTCTTGGTGGTTGTTGTTTAACACGTTTAATTGTTTCAGGTAATAACAATTCAATTTGATAAAAGGCAAAGTCAGTACCCATTGAAAGATATAAGTCATATAAATCAGCTTTCCAATTCTTTGTAGTGCGATCAATTTGAGAATTAATTATTCCTTGTACTGCATTTAAGTTGTTTGGATATTGTTTAATTAATTGAATTGCGTCAAACTCTTGTACTCGTAATAGTTCAAAGTATTCTTTAGTTAATGTTGAATCCCATGGTGTAAGTAAATCATTAAAGCTGTTCCATAATTCATCTTTAGTTTCTTTACTTTCAAACTCACTTGCAAGAAACTCTTGTTCTAAATCTTTTGTTTTGTTTATTCGTTTAACAAGTTCACTTATTGACTTAGCCTCCTCATCTCTTTTATTCATTGCACGTACTAATTTTTGTGACCAATTTCGACCTGCGTCACCACCCCATAATGCCCATGCAATACGACCATTGCTTGGATATCCGTCCTCACCAGGTTTATAACCATTTGCTGTTTTATCAACTTCATGACGTGGAAAGTATCGAGCAATATGTCTTACTTTTTCTGCTCCTGCTGTTGTATTGTCTAAGATGTATCTTGCACTATTTAAACCAACACTTGTACCACCACGACCAAATTCTTTACGCCAATCTAAACCACGTTGTGCCTCTTCTTTTGCACCTTTTGGAATTGTAAAATCTAAATCGTCATATAGAGCCATGTTTAACTCTCTACTATTTGTTCGTATTCCTCATGAGTATTACAAGGCATATAAACTAAATTGCCGTCCTCGTCTTGATGTTCATGATGACTATTTCCGTCACCAATATAGCAACCTAATACTTTTGCTCTTTCCTCTGCCTCAATAGGATTATCAAAAATATCTTCATCAAGCATTGCTTTACCTTGTTCACCAAAACGTTCAATTTGTTCAAGTCGTGCTTGTGCTAATTCTTGTGTTGGATAACAACCAAACAATTTATTTGTTTCCTCACTATAAACGCAATACTCACCATCTATTATTTCAATTCTTTTAGTTTCAATTTCACGATCAATACTGCTTTCTTCAATTGTTTCATCAACTATCTCTGCTTGTTCCTCTGCCTCAGTTTCAATTTCATCAAACGTTGGTATAGTTACTTCGCCTGTATCGTTTAACAAGTCAGCAGGTGTTGGAATTTTATTATTTGGAACATAATATATATCTTGATTTTCCTGTACTGGTAATCCAACTTCACGTCTTGCCTCTGCAATAGACATCCAACCACCTTGTACAGCAACATTTAATCTTGTATATGTTTCGTTTAAATCTGTTTGTAAAGCACGAACATTATTAAAGTCATAAACAGCAACAAGTTCAGTATCGTTTAAATAATCTACATTTAATAATTGATGAGTAATTTCTTGTGCGACTAATCGCCATGTTGGTATTAATTTGTTTTCAGTAAATAACTCTCTTAATGTTCTTGCGTTTGAATATGTTGCACTATCTAAACCTGCACCAAGACCTGCAAGAATTGCTGGTACGCCTAATACTGCTGAAATACGTTCCTCTGGTACACGCCTAAGTGTTCCTATGTCAAGTTCGGTAGGACTAAAAGACATTTTTTCAAGTTTCATTTGTCCTGACAAAATTAAAGGCATTCCTTTATTACGACCACTTACTTTTTGTTGATACGTTTTACTTATTTGTTCTGCGTCTGTATCTGTTAATCCATAATTGTCAGCAGGAGTAATAACAACACTAGGCACACCCATGTTGCTTAATAATGATGTTGCAAGTTGTCCTGCACTTTCATCACCATATATTTCACGCAAAACACTTTTGAGAGGTGAGAAACCAACTTTATGATTAGTTGGGTCTAAACCTAAACGAATATGAACTACATCTTTTTTAAGTAATACAATTATGTTTTGCTCATTGCTCTCATATTCATAGTGAGTTATTAAATCAACCTTATTACCTTTTGGTGTGACGTTTTCAGGCATTAATGGATATAAACCTATAACTTGTCCTGCATTGTTTCTTTGTTTAAGTAAGTATGCGTCACCTGATACGTGCAAGGCATTAATCATATATTGTGCAAGTACATCACCAGACATATAAGGATTTGGACGTTGCATTAATTTTTCTAAAGGATGATTAGGCAAGTATTCTGTTTCACCACTTTCTGTTTTAAATTCGACTACTAGATTGGCCTCACTAAATGATGTTCCTAGTAATTGTAAACAAGCAACGACTGCTGAATTACTTGCACCATTGCCCATACTCTCAACATTCCACTCACCAGCTTTTGTATTCCAACCCCATAAGAAATTATTGTTTCCATAATAACTTGCGTCATCACGAAAAAAGTTAAAGTATTTTCTTTCACTTGTTGATCGATTAAATATTATGTCGCTTAGTTTACGTCTTTCACTCATATAATTCTTTCTAAGGACATTGGGGTTATGGTGAACGCATTAGTGGAAATCACAACCCCTTTGTCCAATGCTCTTGCCTCCATAATCAATATGCCTTATATTTTCCTTGACGAACACTTTGCAATACTGCATACGCTAAAGCGTCAACTTGGTCATCATGTTCACCTGCTGGAAATTGTAATAACTCTCTTTCTAAATTAGAATACCACATACTTTGCCTATCAAACCATACTTTACCAGCCTCCATTCTTGCAGACAAAGGCAATGCACGTGCAACCTTATCTCTATCTGCTTTTAATTCACGAACAGGCAAACCCTCACGCATTGCAATTTGAATTAATGACAATTGAAACCCAGCTTTTTCGATCGCTATGAAAGCAGGATTATAATTTTGTAGATTTACTTTTAATGCAGGAATAATGTCAGGTGCCTCAATGCGTTGCCTAATAACATCAAGAACAAGCAAATCATCATCTTTAGTTTTTGCACACGTCATTATAACTGTATAGTCAGCGTTTTCATTTGTTGATGTTGCAAGGTCAACTGTTGTAAAGATAGACAATTCGTCTGCTCTAACTAATTGATCGTCTAGTTGGTAATACTCAACTGTTGTTTCCATTCCTATTTTGTCATATTCAATTTGTTGTGTTCTCTTATAATGTTTAAACCATTGTGGTTTTATTATTCCACCTGTTGCCTCAACAAACTGTGCCTCATACTCTTGACTATATAAAAAAGAGCCGATTTCTTTCTTTGCTATTTCAAGTTCACTAACAGGCACATAAGGATTAGTTGTAGTAGGCAATTGCCATGTTTCCCAATCATCTAAATTTTGTGCGTCCTC